AAATAAAATCAAAGATTTTTGTAAATTCGCAAGAATAAGTGTAAAAGAATATCCAATTATTCATAAACTTGTAATATCAAGAAAATCAAAGAAGATATTCGTAAAGACTTTTAACAATCAGTAGAGCTTTCCAATCCCCAATAGGGAACAAGGACTGGAAGGAGCAGCATTCAGCATCCTTATAGTAATAACTTTAGAAATGGAAGATTATTTTACAACAGAAGAAATAGTAGGAGCATTAGTATTCATATTTTTAGCAATTGTACCTCCATTAATATTGGAGTATCGAGAGAAACATCGTAAGTAGTATTAATATTAATATTTAATAATTATGGCATTTATAGGATTTTTAGCTGTAGTATTAATATTATTTCTATTATTCCGTTTGTATATATACAATCTCGAATCAGAAGAACGTAAAAAGAAATATGAGAAAAAGCCTATAAAAATTAATGAGGAATCTCATGTTCAATTTCATTATTTTGATGAAGAGGATAATTGTATAGAAGATTATGAAGAATATACGAATCGTATGCAAGAAATATGGGGATATGATCCGTATAATGTTGAACCAACAGAAAGTTATTGTGAAAGAGCAATACATATAGAATAATATTAAATTGCATTACCATTATGAGAAAGAAACTTCTCACAACCAAAGAAATTAAAAAATATATCAAGACACATGATACGATAGAAGAAATATTGTATTGTTTAGTGTTTTTCTTAGTACCATTTGTATTTTACTTAGCAGCACATTTCAAATATCTATTTGACTATGTGGATGATGATGAACTTCAAGTGTACTTAGAAGCTGAAAAGAGATATTCAGCAGCAACAAGAATATGGTTATTAGCAATAATAGCAATACTCTTAGTAATACTGATAGTAAAGATTTGACCGCCATATATTGAGAATGAGCCTTTGCTTAATGGAGATGACCTCTCGGTTGTCTCCATATAATTAAGGTCACAGAAAGCCAATTCAAACGTTTTAAATGGCATTTTCAAGTCTGACTTCCGGTATGGTAAAATCGGTTATAAATAAAAGTAAACGCAAATTTTTATGTTTGTAATAGTAGCATCAAGTGCAAAATCAGATATTGAATCAAAGGAATGTGTATATTTAACTAAAGTAGACAAAATAGAAACATACTTTAATAAAACACGAGTTACATTCGTATCATTAGACGTAAAGAATGATGCAGAGTATGAATTAGAAGGAGCAGATGTAAACTATGAATTTGTGACTTCACTAACATTAGAGTTTAAACAAACATAAATAATCGCAATAATGCCTTAAAAGATGTATATACAAATAAAATCAAAATCATGTACAACATCAGTAATTGCTGTTGTATCTATGAAAGAAAAAGATCTCAATGAGATAGAAATAAAATTCAAAGATAAAGAGTCATTAAAATTAGCAAGACTAAGCTTATCTAACGTAGGTTTAACTGTATCCGAACGTGCGTTTAGAAGAATGAGAATAAAAGGATACAAACAGTTATTAATTAAATAAATTGTAATTATGGAAATACAAGTAACACAAGTGAACAAAGCAACCATTAAGGATGTTATTAGTATTCGTAATAATGATGCTAATAGCGCAGTAGTTGTATTTAAAGATGCAGCAGCATTTAATACAGCTAAAAAGATATTATCATCAGCTAAGATGAAGTTTATACCATTACATGTAACACCAATGATGTATCTACCACAGGGTACTGCATTGCTTGTAACAGTATGAGTATATGGAATATTCTAAAAAGTTTCTATCTCAATTTAAAGTAGATGCAACAAACTATACGTATGTGCCAGTTGATAATCAACCACACGTAGTACCACTTATAAGAAAAGGTACAACAAAAAAGTTTGAAGCATTGGTATATGCAGAAGAATCATCTTTACGAGCATTCCAATGTGCAGCAATACAATGTGATTTAAAGTTATTACAAGATTGTCAAGGGTGTCGATGTTTGCCGGGCGGACGTAAAGATGGAAAAGCAGTAGTATTTAAAATAGAATACATTTATCAAGTACATGAACAGTGATATATTTAAACCTAGCTTGCTTCCAGATAAGGACAAGACTGAGTTTGTAAAGCAAGTGCAACAAGAGTACAAGCACATAGGTTCAATAAAATATAGACCGGGTTCAACATTGTGGCAATTTAACACAGAAACGGAAGAATTAAAACCTGCAAAAGTAACAGTTAAAGAGCAATTAGTATGGACGTCTAAAGGTGATTGTACTAAGAAGACACGTAGCGTCATTTACGAGGACAAATGCGTTTACATGTGGGCGTTAAATAGAAAGAATGCTGAAAAGAAGATCCTCAGAGTTATTAACAATATAATTAAAAAAAGACAAGAGAATCAATGATTATACATTTTATTATTTTATGGTTTACAATAGCATTACTAATTGTATTAGCTATATTCTTAGTAAAGGAAATAAGTTATATGTATTATCACCGAATGAAAACGGTTTGGTACGTTCAAATGATGATAGCATTAGTGTTATCACTATTTGTTTTAGGTGGAATCATATTAATTGCATTCGCACTTGAATCATTTTGTTCAGTTGTAGGTCTATTGCAAGACGTATCTGTAACTGCATTATCACCAAGATAAGTGTTTGATTATTAGGTTAAATCAAAATTAATGCTTATCTTTGTAGGCTTTATGATGTTTGAGTTTCAAACGTAGTTATTAATCTATTTATTAATCTTTCTTATTATATGGCGAAAAAGGAAAATCTAAAGGCATTTGTTATTCAACAAAGTGATATTGATAAGGCTATTAATTATCACTTAAATAAAGGCGGTAAAGATCATAGATATCTTGCTGATTGTTTAGAGCGTGAAATGTTTTACAGTTATTGCTGGGAAACTATTCATCGTTCTGTTCGTCCGTGGGATGGCTTTCGAAAGATATTGAATACTGTTGTTGATAGTTTGTTTTGTGATATGCCTTCGATTACAATTAAAACAATTGCAATTGACGGTGCTATTACGTTCCGAACTGCTCAATGTAATGGTGTGAGATAATGAGTGGTGAATGCAGTAATTGCGAATCTAGACAGCGTAGGGGTAATGACCCTCGTTGTCTAGTTTGTATTTATTTCAATCCTGCAATATTTAATAAAGGTTTTACTAATGTTAAATCACAGCATTTTATTACTAAAGTTGAGAAAGCAATTGAAAATGCTAAAGTCTTCCGAGATAAAGCTAAGATTGCTGATTTACGATTTAAAGTTAAAGATGTTGATGAAGTTCTTAATTCAAATGATAATTCTCGTATATTTCAAGAGATATTTGATGATAAGAAAGAGCATTGGCAAAAACTTGGACTTAATGTTGCAGATATATGTGGATTTGAAGATGCACATAAAGAAGTTTCTGAAGTTCATAAAAGTGATAAAGGTAATTTCTATTTTACATTTCCATGTTCTACAAGACTTAGAAATAAATATATTCGCATTTATGGAACTGATATTTCGACGAGAGCTGCTATTGAAAAGATGTACCCTGATACTGATTATATTCAATATGATTCTGTAGAATGGAATACTCCTAATAAATATACTCGTCGTAAACCTTGTGATTGTTATACAGAATGGATATAGAAAAAGCTTTTGAGAGTATTCAAAATAATCTCATTGCTAATAGAGAACGTGATCATTGTATTACTCAAGTTTGTCCTTGTTGTGGTAAGTATAAGTTTAGTGCCGATCCTAGCAATGTTATGGGTAATTGCCTAGATTGTGGATATACTGTTATGAATAACAGAGGTACTATTGAGAGATTCAAAGGACAAGGTGTATTTGCACTATCTCGTGGTGCTAAAGGTGGTATCTTTTCAATTGTTGAAGGCGGATGGGAAACCGCAATTGAAACACTACCTAAAGCTGTTGCAAATGCGTTTGATTGTACGATTAATGAACTTGATTATTGTATTCTTCATTCTGTTAAAGATGATAAAGTAGTTACTATTGATTTTAAAGGTATGCTCTAAGTTCCGCCCCGTTCCAGTCCTATCTCCCTACTGGGGTCTGGAAATGCTACATGGAGTGATGCTAATACTAAAGTATATATTATGACTGAAATAGACTTTGTTGTTGGTGATAGAGTTGTTACCTCTAGGGGAATCTATGGTACTATTGTATCTATTGATGAGAGTGCTGATACTTCTCAAGTTAATATTGGTAGCAAAACTGTCACTCTGTATAATAATCAGTTATGGTCGGTTAAGAATCGAATTTCTGTTGTTTGTTATTATACAGATGGTTATGAAAATTATAATAGACTTGTTACACTTCCTAAACAGTTTAAACTATATGACTTTACTAAGCCATTAGATAATGAACTGTTGGATTATTGTAAAAAGGCTATTACTAAAAGTGTTAAAAGTATTTTTACGATTACGAAAATTGAAATTTAAATATGAAAGCAAATCTTACTTATTCTCTTATCTCTGCTGATTTAAAGCAAGGGATGTATTTGTTGGTCAATGATCATCTTGGTTATGTTAGCCGTATGAATGGCGATGAAGCGATTATTTCGTTTTATTTTGAAGATGGTAAAGTCATTAAGCTTGCTAAGCAAACTATGACTCGTGAAGATGCTATTCGTACTTATGGCGAATCTGTAATCAAGTTGATTGCAATTGTTGATGGGAATCCTATTTCCATCAATCATCAAAATTATAAGAAGATTTTTGTTCCTATGCTCACATTTGCTAAAGGTGCAGAAGAATCTTATATTGGTGAATTTATTCGTACTAAAGAAAGTCGTAATCCTCTATACGGCGAAGTATCTCCGGTTTATTCTATGCTTAAAAGTGGTGATATTGTTACTATTACAAGTCTTGAAGTTGTTGACCGTTACAGTTTATATGATTCTACTAAAAGACTTGTTAAAGTTAAAGAAAAGAAATCCGGTTCTAAGTTCTTAGTTACTCGTATTGATGATGAGAAAGAAGAACTTCTTGTTAATCGTAACGATGTAACTCTTGGTGAAAAAGATAAATATGATTTATTTAATGTTATGAATTTTGATGCGTTAAAGAATCTTGTTGCAAGTGGTGAAGCAAAGACTGTTGAAGCTAAAGGTAAAACAAAATCTGAAGCTAATTCTAATGGTAATGCTTTTTATCGTTTGCATAAGAGCAAATGGAAAGCTACTTATAGTAAACTTGAAGGTCAAGATCATTATCAGTGGCTTGCTGTTCGTGAAGAAGATGAAGCAAACAATGAAGCTAAACTCGTTGTTCCTATCTCTGTTCCTATTACAAACATTCCGAAACATCAATTTAGTGGTTTCGATAATGAGTATTGGATTCCGGGTACAATTCGTGAAATGAATCAAGCTAAGGCTGATCTCAAGAATTTTGTTCCATTTAGAGAAGGTCTTCCGATCTTTGGTAAACTTACTACTACTGTTCTTAATGGTAAAGAATTTACTTATTTTCTTCTTGATAACATTAAACAAGAATCTGTTAATCACTACATCTTTAAGCATCGAGATATTACCGAGGAACGCCGGAGTGAATTAACCATTAAGAAGCTGCCTACGCTTTAATACAAGCTCGTAGAGGCATTTTTGTATTGAAATAAGCCAATTGGTTCACTTTAATACAAAGTGTCTCTATGGGTCTAAAATGAGCCAAAATGAGGATAGTTAAAATTGAAGTGCCTGTTTATAGGTATGCTGAACTTAGTGATAGTGCTAAAGAAGCTGCTAAAAGTAATATTCTTAGTATTACACGTAATGCCCAAGATTTTACTGATTTTGTTAAGCATACTCTTGATGTTTTAGGTGTTGAAGAATCTGAGGTTTATTATAGTCTTGGTAATTGTCAAGGAAATGGTCTTTGTTTCACTGGTCATATTACATGGAATAAAGCTATGGAGATTTCCTATATTAAGAATAGTGTTGATAAGTTAGATAAAGTCTTTGTTGCTTGCTGTGAAGATTGTGTTTATTCTATTAATTTTTATAAATTTAATAGAATGTATAATTATTGTCATACAGTTACCGTTGAATTTGAAGATAGTAGTTGGATGCAGTCTGTAGATTTTACTAAGCTTAAAGATATATTTCTTAATTGGTATGAAGCTCTTTGTGCTAAGTTTGAAAAACAAGGTTATAAATGGTTTTATGAGATTAGTGAAGAAGATGTTGCTGAGTATTGTAATAATAACGATATAGAATTTACAGCTGATGGAAACGTCTTTATTGAACCTACTTAAACCTTATGAAGATATTAGTATTGCTTTTCAACGTTATCTTCTCCAAGTCACTAATGGTAGCGGTAATTTTATTGAGTTTGCTACTACGTTATCTTGGCGAATGCAGTTGGGAATGGTTCTGGAGTTTCTCGATATTGTTTATGATGTCACAATTTCTATATTCCCTAACGGAGGAGCTGTTATCAAAAGTATTAACGGAAGACAAATGGTTGCTGATGTATATATAACTACTGAGCCTGTCCATCCGCTTGTTCGTTATTACAATACTATTGATGTTGCTTGTAAATACATTTTAAAACCCTTTTAAATTATGGATACTACAGATAAACCTAAAATAAAAATTAAAGCTGTAGGAGATACTGTATCTGGTATAGTTTATGTAACTGAAAAAGGTTCTTATCTTATAGATGTGAATTTTAGAGGTTATAATGATAAACATCCTGATTGTTCTACTATAGATTTACATGCTTGTTGTCCTAATGAACCTGATGGTGAACCTGATTATCGTCTTAAATCTGAAAGATTTATTGTTGTAGATGAGTTCTGATTTTAATAAAGATGCACTACTTAGGTCTGCCAAACGTATTAATGTTTCTTATTTTAAAGAACAACAAGAAGATGCTATTAATGCTATTTGGCAATGGTGGCAATCACAATCCATAAGTTTTACCCTTAGTGGTTATGCTGGTACTGGTAAAACTTTTATTATGCGTCATCTTGTACGTTATTTGATAGTTGAAAAGGTTTGTGTTACAGCTCCAACTCATAAAGCTCTTCGAGTTCTTGAAAATAGTTCCGGTAAGAAAGGTATGACTATTCAATCTCTATGTGGTCTTAGACCTGATGTAGATATTGAAGATTATAACATTGAGAATCCTTCTTTTAAGGTTATAGGTGAACAGAAAATGAGAGGTTATAGACTTGTCATTATTGATGAGTGTTCTATGATTAATCCTGGTCTGTTTAAGCTACTCATAAAGACGGCTATTCAGTGTCGATGTAAACTCCTATTCTTAGGGGATGAACTTCAGATTCCTTATGTTGTTGCTAAAGGAAAAGGTGAAGAAGATACTTATAATCGTATTAGTCCTTCTTTTACTCATACTGATGTTCAATTTCGTTTAACTCAAATTGTTAGACAAGAGGCTGGTAATCCTTTGCTTGAACTGTTTGGTATTATTCGCTCTGATTTGATTAATGGTACTGCTAATTTCTATCAGTATATTCTTCAAACTCGTGAAGCTATTAATGCTCAAGGTGAAGGTTTTACTATTATGAATAAACTTGATTTCCGCAATAAGGTTATTGAAATGTTTAGTTCTGATAACTTTAGTAAGGATATTAATTATGTTAGACTTATTGCTTTTACTAATGATTGTATTGGATTTTGGAATACTTTTATTCGTGATGGTGTTCTGAATAATCCTCAAGGTATGATAACGAAAGATGATATGTTTACTGCATATCGTACTGTATTTGATGAATACAAATCTCCCATTATTATTAATAGTGAAGATTATGTTGTTCATGATGTTCGGTATTATGTAGCAGATAATGGTCTTGCTTGTTATTGTATTACATTGAGGTCTGCATTTGATGGTAAAGTTACTCCTATGTTTAAGATCATTGATTTTTGGGATTCTAATAACATGGATAACTTCGGTGCTATGCTAAATGCAATTCATTATAAAGCTCTTACTGGTACTGATCGTAGTAGATGGTTTAGATACTTTAGATTTAAAGATATTCATCTTACTATGACCGACTATAGACTTAATGCTGCTAACAAGAATAGACTCGTTGCTAAAGATATTGATTATGGTTATGGTATAACCGCACATAAGAGTTAGTAACTTGGCTCTTGTAAAACTCCTCTAATTGCTGGAACATCGTGAAGATAGTATCGCTACAACATAATGTGAAAACATAAGTGTGAATGCTTGAAAAGATGCTATTATATGACAATCAGCAGCCAAGATTACTCTTTCTGATGTGAATCACAAAAGTAATAAGGTTCATCGACTAGTCGTAAGACGTACTGATATTAATATTGCTATTAATATTGGGAAATGGGGAGAATTATTAAAACTTTTCATAAATCTAATTCGGATTACATTTCATAAATATTATATTTGTTACTGATTATAAACTTTAAATATCAGTAATAATATGAAAACTAAAATTTATGCTCTTGTACATCCTATTACAAAAGAAGTTGTTTATGTTGGTCAAACAACAAAATCTTTTTCTGAAAGACTTAAAGGTCATTATTGGAAATTAAATGAAGCTAATAGGGGTAAAAGAACTCTAACTCCTTTATTTAAGTATCTCAATGATCTAAAACCTTTAATGGTTGAAGCCATTTTATTAAAAGAAGTTGATACTAATGAAGCTAATGAAACTGAAATTTATTATATTAGTAAATATCGTAAGATTAATCCTAATTTATTAAATGAAGCTAATGGTGGAATTGGTGGAAATACTATTTCAAATAAAACAGATGAAGAGAAAAAAGCTATTGGTAATAAAATTTCTAATATTCTTTCTGGTAAAAGTAAACCTGATGGATTTGCTGAACATTTAAGTGATATTAGAACAGGAAAAGGTAATCCTATGGCAAAAGTTCTTAATCCTAAAATTGTTGTTCTTAAAAGTACAAATAATAATAGTATTATAAGATCTTTTGATTATGTGTTTGAAATTAATGCTTTTCTTGATGATGCTCATGCTGGTAGTAATATTGTTAAACAATTAAAAAAACGTCCTTATACTAGAAGTAAAGGTTATGTTTTTAGATATATTCAAGATATTGATAATGAAAAGTTAAATAATTAAGATATAGTCAGGCTTATATTGAAAAATATGAGGTTTCGCAAGGTTCTACCTTTGAAAATGTATGCATTGATTTAGATGATATTATTTATTTCCAGACTAAGTGGGGTAAGCGTATTAGACGTAACTCTGCTGAAGCTCTTAGACTTCTTTATGTAGCTATGAGTAGAGCTACTAAACATGCTTATTTAAAATTATGAGTAAAAATATTATACTTAGTGAAAAACATGGAGTTAATCCAAGTATTACTGTTTGTCCTATTTGTGGCAAAGAAATAGGTATTGCTTTATTAGGTAAACTTAAAGGAGATGAAGAGGCTCCTAGAAAAATTATAGGAGATCTTTGTGATGATTGCATTTCTAAATTAGGTAATGATAAAATTTATATTCTTGCTATAAATGATCAAGGATATGGTACAAAAGCTATTATTATTGAAAGATCTGCACTTAATATTCCTGTTAAAGGTTATATGACTCTTATGAAAGAAAATGAATTTGATAAAGTATTTAAACATTAAATTATGCTTACAACCGAAGATCAAATTCAAGATATAGATAAGATTTATGTCTTGAAAGAATGCTGGGCAGCTCCTTGTGGTATGGATAGTAATCAACGTATCATTCATAATCGTTGGATGGTTCCTATTACTTGGGTTGCTGAGCAATGTTCTATGAGTGCTGTTCAAGTTCTCGAAGAACATTTGTTTGCTAGTGGTTTAAATGTTGATACTGTTGGTAAGATGGAATTCCTTAAAGCTAGAGCTAATCTTAAGGGATATGATCTTACTGCTGTTGTTTGTTCAACTCTGAAATACGAAGATGGAACTTCTGTTTATGCCGATACTACCGAAGAAGACAGAAAATAGATTGCCAATTTCTACAGATGTTTTGATTAATGGTATTGCTTTGACCATTACTAGATGTACGTTTCAAGAATATAAGATGAGGTATAATATAAATTCTGATGAATTTGATGATCTTGATAAAGGTTATGAATGTGTTTATAGTCCTTATCATATTATATTTATACCTGATATTATGGCTATTGATATGTTTGATTTGTAAGGTGCAGATGCTCCGCTCCTTACCACTCCTTTATCCCTACTGGGGTTTGCAAAGTTTTACTAAATGTTATTGATATGGCATTAACTAAAAAAGAATATGACGCATTAGGTGAAGCTGAATATATGATTGATGATGCTCTTGTTGTAGCTGCACCTATTACTTTTGGTGGATTTTGTGAAAAGTATGATTTTGATTCTAAAGAATATGATTTTGATTTTGACGGTTATGATGTTGAAATTTCTATTGTTGCTGAGAATCCTCGTCATATATTTTTTCCTCGTAACTTATTTGAAGCTATTTCTGCTAAAAGTAATTACTGATGCAAACGAGATTTTCTAATATGTTTGAAGATACGTCTGATGAATTACGTGAAGATGATTATTGTGATAAGTGTGATCTATGTGTGCGGAACTCTCTAATCCCCAGTAGGGGACAAGGACTGGAAGGGAGCGGAACTATCCTACATTTAGTTGCTGCTCCTAGTCCTGCTGATAGAAAAACTAAATACGTACTTAGTGGTAACACGGGTAAATTCATTAGACGTATTCTTGAAGATAAGAAATTACTTGCTTTATCATATATTACTTCTGTTGTCAAATGTGGTACATCTCAGACTATTAATGCGAAAGCTATTGCTGAATGTTTTCCTAGACTTCAAAGAGAGATTGCTAGAGTTGAACCGAGTATGTTCATAACTTATGGTAAAGATCCTTATTTTATTGTTAGTGGAGGTAGAGCTTTTCCTAAAGGTGGAGAAGGTATTGATGTGCTTCCTAATGGTAAGATACATATTTATACTATGAGTCTTGAATATATGCGTAAGAATAATGACTATAGTTATCTTGATAGAGCATATGATACTGCTGTTATTGCTTATCGTAAATTTGTTAATCAATGGGTTATTTTAAAATAAATGGCTACTAATAAATCACCTACTACTAGTTGGATATATGATTTAGAAGTTTATCCTAATATGTTTGAGGCTAGCTTTATTCCTTACGGTGTTCCTCAAGATATTATTGATTTATATATTGCTGCTGATATAGCTAAGAATAAAGAAGATAAACGTCTCATTCTTGAAGCTATGGGTGCTAAGACTTTTATTATTTATAGAGCTTATCATGAAGATAAATTTGAACGTCAGAATATGACGCCTGCTTCATGGGATGATTCTAATAATATTAGTAGTGGTATTGAAGGTCTTTATATGTTTTTTAAATCTCATAAAATTATCATTGGTTATAATAGTTTTAACTATGATATGACTATGCTCGATATATTTATTCATTATGCTCCTACATTTGATTGGAAGACTGGTCTTCGTGAAGATACTTATGGTAGGACACAACATATAACTGAATTTCTATTCAAGCATTCTCAGAAAGCTGTTGATAAGGATATGGGTGGTAAAACATATCGTAGACTTCTTGATTTTTATAAAGGTCGTAGATATTTCCGTCCTTTTACCGATTTTGATATTCAAAAGATTCTATATCTTGATGCTACATTTGTTGCTCTTAAAGCTGTTATGATAGTTCTGAAATGGTATCGTATTCAAGATTTACCTATTCATTGGAGTTATCGTATTAAACGTGATGAGATAGCACTTGTAACAGATTATAATATTAATGATGTTCTTGGTACTGATGCTCTTGTTAAGAATCAACAGAAAGAATTAGATCTTCGTGCAAAGCTAAGTGAGATGTATGCTATTGATCTACGTAATATGTCTCGTAGTTCTATTGGTAAAAATCTAATGACTAAGTTCTATTCTGAATGGTCAGGTATGCCTTCTTATGAGTTTGTTGATCTTAGAACTGAACGTAGTGCTGTGCCTATTGGTAAGATTGTTAAAGATAGTATTACATTCAAAACTCCTTTTTATAGGAAAATACTTGAAGCTATTCAAAGATATAGTATTTATATTGGTTTAGGTACGGCAAAGCAAAGTGAATTAAAACGAGAAAATATCGCTAATGGTATTGTTGTTACTACTTGGAAAAAGAGTTTTCAATCTCTTGAGTTTTTATCTCATGATAAAGGTTATACTTTAGCCAAAGGAGGTCTTCATAGTAAAGATGATCCTAGAGTTATATGGGCTAATCCAGGTGAAGCTCTTGCTGATCCCGACGTTGCGAGCATGTACCCGAGCTTCATTGTTAATTATGGTGTTAGTCCTCATCATCTTTCATCTAAAGTTTTTCTAGGTATTGTTGAATGGCTTAGAACTACTCGACTTGATGCGAAACATAATGGTCGTAAATTAGAAGCTGATGCTTTAAAGATTGTTATTAATCGGATTTATGGAGCATTAAATGATGCTATGGATTATTTATATGATCCTGAGTGTACTTATACTGTTACTATAAATCTGCAATTATTGTTATGTAACTTAATTGAATCTTTCGAACTTAATGGTTTTGATGTATTATCTGCTAATACTGATGGTTTACTTATAAGACGTCCTAATGACAGACTTGATTTATTTAATCATATCTGTAAAGAATGGGAAGATTATAGTAAACTCAATTTAGATACAGAAGTATTTGAAAAGTATTGTAGAAGTGCTGTTAATGATTATATTGCTGTTGGATATGGTTTCTATGATGCTTTACAAGAGTATAATCGTTGTGGTGTATGGATTGATTCTAAAAGTAATACTTACACTACGCGTCAAGCTATTGAAGATAAATTTATTAAGTTTAAAGGTTATTTTCTTCAAGACCCTGAATATAATAAAGGTTTTGTTTATCCTGTTGTTAAGAAAGCTCTTAAAGAATATTTCCTTTATGGTGTTGATATTACTGAATTTATTAAAAATTATATCAATACTTCTCGTACTGCCATTTATGATTACTGTTTTAGTCAGAAAGTTGCTGGTAAATATACTACAATTTATAAGACAGTTAGAGATGGTAAACCTGTTTATATTAAGTGTCAAAAGCATAATCGTTTTTATATTTGTAAAAGTGGTGGAGGTGCTATAACGAAAGCTATTGTTCCTGATTCTGATAATATAGCGTATGGTGATGATATTAGCGGAATTATTGTTGAAGAAGAGAAGTCGCTTGTTGCTGATCAGAGAGTAGCTTTGTTTAATGATTACGAATATAAAGAAGATTATAATCTTAATTATGGTTTTTATATTAATGAAGCCTATAAGATTCTTTATGGTAATGGTAAAACAGGTAAAGGTGAACGTCGTGGTATTAACAATAATAGTAATAACTTGTTTAGTTGGTAAGATATGAAGAGAGATAGAGCTGTTATTTATAAAGATTTTTATACCAATAAATTCTCAGCTGTTAAAGCTGTTATTGTTGTGTATTTAGATGCTACTTTTGAAGATTTCTTTACTCAATATCCTTTCAATAGTAAGAACTTTAAAGATTACGACCATGATAAGATGCTTAAACATATTGTTTTTGATCTTTGTCGTATCATGGGTGATGCTGGCTTTAGGTTATATGAATTATTAACTGATTATGTTGATGATGTATATAATCGTAATGAGATAGAACAATGCGCTAGAGCTGTTCTTGATAATATTAAACTTACAGATATTAATTAAGATAGATGAAAGATTACGATATTTCTGAAAAATATAAGCATATTTATCAGGGTATTCTTAAATGGAAACAAGCTGGTTATAAAGGTCTATTTCAATATACTGAACGTATTGATATTCCTCTTGTAATTAGTGAGGTTATTCAGCATGTAGCTAATCAAGTAGAAGCTGATCCTTATGTTCACATTGTAGTTCCTGATATTAAGATGAAAGATTCTCTTCGTAAACGTATTGTTCATACAGGTGTAGTTATAGATTTACTTAAAGATTTTATTGATCGTATCACTAAAACTTGTAAAGGTAAAGATGTGCTATATGCTGATACGTTTGTGATGCTTGATTGTACAAATGAAGCTTATCATAAAGATGATATTTATTTTAAAAAGTTGAAGAAAGTAGCTGCTGATAGGTTTTTATTTGTTACTACGAAAAAGATTCCGGTTAATATGCTAAAAACATTTACTGCTTGTGGTATTCCGGTTGTTGATACTATAACTAAAGGTATGGCTTTGGAAGAAGGTTTGATTTCTCCTTATGTCATATATAATGTTGGTATTGAGTTTACAAGTGAAGAAAAAGAGTTATATAAACAGCTTACTGAACAAATCTCTTCTATGCTTTCTATATTTAAAGGTAAAGCTAAGATGGTAAATTATGAGTTTAGGAAGTTTACTCATCTACGTATGGATATGGTAGAAGATGATATGGCTCTTATTAAAGCTTGTCACATGGGTGTTAATTATGTAAATAATCTTACTGATAAAGTAGAACATATACATAGTGAAACAGTACGTAATATGGTTGCTGAAGTTATGGGTTGGAAAGCTAATCTTGATCTTTCTAATGACTATAATAAGCAAGTAGAAATGTATTGGAATCCCGATAATATACTCACTCGTACTAAAACATTTAGTGATGCTATTGAGAAACGTTTAGAATTATATAATAATAATCTTAATAAGAGAGAAGCTATTGCTACTGCTATTAAGAATATTAAAGGTAAAGGACTTGTTTTAAGTAAGACTCGTTCTATTACTAATTTTGTTGAGACTTTGGATTACTGTATGTGTTGGTATAAAGGTATGACTTCTAGGATTTGTTATGATTTCAATGGTCAGCCTTATATTTATACTACTGGTGCCAAGAAAGGTGAACCTAAAGTATTTGGTGATATTGGTATCCGAAAAGAATGTTTAAAGCATCTTGAACATGGTGATGTTTCTGTTATTGCTACAGATGAAGTTGCTAATGTGGTTTTTGATGTTGAGGATCTTACTACAATTATATGTACCTCTCCATATTGCAACCCATTTAAGACCATTTCCGACAAGAAAGAGGAACAACCATACATAAATAAGCCTACTATTATAATATGGCTTTATATGCAAGATTTCGCACTTAATTCGGACGATTACCGCACGTCAAAAGAGAAAGAAAAGCTCATTGATGCACAGAGTAAATTTACTACTGATATTGTCTGGACTAACGGCATTAAAGATGTTAAATTTTAATTTTTGATGATTTAGTGCTTACTATTGTTGCACACGTCAAAAATATTATTTACTTTTACCAATGAAAAATAAAGACAAAGAAAACGACAAAATGAGTGAAGAGGTTATTACAAATGATGCTACGAAAGACGGTGCTAATGCTGCTACTAATAAAGGTGAAGTTGTAAAAGCTAATAGTGGAGCTGTTGCACAAGCAAATAAAGATGTAATTACTCGTAATCTCGCTGTTCTTGGTGAATATAGAACTTTTGCTGAAAGTCTTATAAATACTGATCTTGGTGCGAGATTTAAAGAAAATGTAACTAAAGATGGAACTGTCACTGAAGTTATTAACATTGATAACATGGTTACTTGTTTATTAACTGGGCAGGAATTAGGTCTTTCTCCTATGACTTCTCTAGCTTATGGTCGTAATCTTAATCTCGACGCTATTCAAAAGGTTGAACTTGGTAAAACTCTTGGTCTTTCTGTTACCGCTTCTTTAAAGAATATATTCTGTTTTGAAAGTGGTGGTACTAGACAAGTTTATACGGGAATTAATGTTGTTGAAGGTTGTCTTAATAAACATCATATTGATATTGAGATTGACGAAGACTTTGTTCCCGTATATGAATATTTTAATGTTCAGCTAAGTAAACCTATTATTGAATTTAAACCTGAACGTCACATTGATATTGATGAATATAATGATGATTATGTTCGTAAAATGATGGCGGAACAAGGTATGATTCCTGTTACTCGTATTGTTAAGACTTATCGTACAACGGTTACTCTTGTTCGTAAAGGTAAAAGAACTACAATTTCTTATACTCTTCAAGAAGCTATTGACGCTGGTCTTAAATCGGGTAAAAACTCAATTACCGGTGCTGATGTTAAAGGTAAAGATAATTGGGATAAACACACTCGTTCTCTTATGAGAAAAATGGCGATTATGATCGCTGCTCGTATCTGCGCTAATGATATTCTTAACGGAATGTATTGTGATGTTGAACTTAAAGACGTTAAATCTATTAATGATGATTACGTTGATGTTCAATATGTAGAAGCAGATGATAACGCAAATTATTAAAGAATAAATACCGTTTGTGGTAGTGATATTGCAAACATCTATCTTACATAAACTATTAATAAAGTTAAAGTCATGGAAAAATTTAATTTTGATTTCTTGAAAGCTGGTATCAATGAAGGTCGTTTTGAAACTGTAGCTAAAGCTGCTAAAGTGAGTGATGAAATTCGTCCTGAGTTGGTGGTGAACATCTCTATTAATAAGATGTGTATTAACGGTCTTGCATCTAAGATGCTTAACATTGAAACAGGCGACTATATAAAAGCTATGGTCTTGACTGCTGATCAATGTGAGAACGATGTGAACAAGAAGTTCTTCATCATGGTTTCTAAAGTGAAAACTGACGACATGATGACGCTTGCTGCTGTCGGTAAAGCTAAAGGTGTTGGTCGTAAATTGTTCTGCTCTTACGCAGCTTGCTACTCTCAATTCTTGCAGAATACTCCGGATGCACAAGCTATCACCGCTGATAAGTTGGCTGAACTTGGCTATGCTTACGGAATTGATAAGAAAGATTCTGAGGGTAAACCTTACACGAAGTATACCGCTAACCGCGAGGTTCACTACGAATTGGTTGATACCGGTATCGACTATCCGAACTCTGACGGCTCTATGTTACGTATCTGGGCTTGTATGAACGCACAGATTATCGATCGTCCTTACGATCCGTCTGTTGAAGCTGAAACTGCTGCTGATGATGCAGAAAATAAGAAAGCTGATACATTGAAACCTATAGCCGATACCATAGATGCTGAAATTGCTGCTAATGCATCGAAAGAAGCACCTGCTGCTCAAGAAACCACTGGTGACGAGGATGATATTTAATCTATATCCGTGACAACACATTGCTTAGCTAAGCAAATCTATCTTACAGAAAGAGGGACTATTAAGGTTCCTCTTTTTTTTACTCTTTAAATTACTTATAAAATGAGTGAAGTTAATAAAAGTCAAGCTGCTGCCGGAGTTATTAATTTTGGTGAGGTTGTAGTTACCCAAGACAAAAAGTTTAAACCTCGTGAAGAGTTCAACAATTTGTGTCAGGCACATCTCGTATCTGTTGAGATCAAAGAAACCGAAACTCCTAAAGTAGATGAGAATGGTGTTGCATCCACCTATGAGTATGCCGGTATTCCTGTACCAACTATTGTTTTCCGTTATAAAGAAGAACCTGTTCCTGGTGACGAAGTTGATCGGTTTTATACTGATTCTTTCCGTATCGTCACTACTCGTAAAACTGACGGAACTGCTGTAGATGTTAAAACGTTTACCTCTTTGATTACGGAAGCGTACCGAAATTGTCGTCACCGTCTCGATGCTTATATCGGTTGTCCTAACTTCGTTGAACCCGGCTTTCCTCAGCCTATTGATATGAACGCTGATATTAACGGTCGTATCGCTCAATGGAAAGCATTTTGTGAGTTCTTTGTTAAAGCATTCAATGTTGGCAAAGAGGGTAAGCCTGTATTCTTAGATGAAAAAGGTGAACCTATTGTTGTTTGGATGAAGCTTCTTGCTCATTATGGTGATCGTAAGTATCTTTGTACTCCGGGCTTTGTTGGTCAAGGTTATGTTGAACGTGTTATTAACGGCAAAAAACCTTCAATTGAGATTCTTCCGGGTGAGACTGTTGAACTCTCTAAAGATGCTGATAAAGACGAGAAACCTGCTGGTGCAGCCGCTGAAGCTGGCGTTGCTATGGATTACGGTTCCGGTCAAAGCGTTAATGCTGATGCAATTAATGCTTTAAAGAATCGTTATGCTGGTAACGGTGGTACTCCGGGTAAATATTAAGATGTAACTTAGACTTTTGAAGAGGGTAGAACAATCTATCCTCTTTTTTTGTGTCTATTGGTTTTGTGCATAGTGTTGCTAACGCTCCGCACGTGACCTCACCTTGTTCCCTACTGGGGATTGCAAACGCTACAAAAGATGTAAATATGTGGAGTACAAGTGATAAAGATTATATTTTGAATACACTTGATCAAGTACATATTTATTCTGTCTTTCTTAATGTTCCTGAAACAGAGATAAATAATTGTATTTGTTTACGCAATTATAAAATCTCTAATCCTCTTCGTTATGATCCTAATCCTTCAGTTAGTTTTAAATGGTATGGTAATAAGCTGATATTTCGTGATTTTGCTGATTATCGTTATCGTGGTGATGTATTTGAAATTGTTGGTCTAGTTCTTAAAAAGAATTGTACTAACAATAAAGACTTCGTTGAAATATGTTCTAATATCATCGAATATGCTTCTGATGTTCTTAATGATTCACCTTATGTTAATCGTGTATATCAAGCTCAAAATAAGATTATCAATAATGAATTTCGTGTTATTACAACTGTAAATCGTAAAATGACTTTTTATGATTATAGGTATTATAATCAATTTGGTGTTACTAATGATCTCGTAGATAAATACGTGAAAGCTGTTGAATCTTTTAAGATTGATGGTGTTAGTAATCCATATTATTATACTCGTCATGATCCTTGTTATGAATATCAAGTTAATGATGGTTGTATTAAACTCTATTTTCCATTTAGAAATAAGCATACTGCTAATCGTTTCATTACTAATAATAAGTGTCCTCTTGAAAATCTTGAGATTTTAATTGATACTAATTATAAGTTGATTGTTAAGTCTCAAAAGGATAAACTATTAATGTTACGAATACTGAGAGAGTTAAGAATTAATGATGTTGGAGTTTATGTGATTGCAAGTGAAACTGCTAAACTTCCTGATGATATTGTTGATGTTTTACGAAAGACTACTAAGATTCAAGTTTATGTTATGCTTGACACTGATAATACTGGTCTTACTTCCGCTATCGAATATGAAAAGAATTATGACTTTATTGCTTTGTTCATGACTAAAGGTTATAGTGCTAAAGATCCTACAGATTTAGTTCGTATTACAGATTACAACTTCGTTAAGAAAAAGTTTGCTAATATGTATTTAAATGAGATCGTAAATGGTAAAAAAGGAAGAGTTGTGTCCTGATGCACAACGGCTATTATGTGAGGGTGTTCCTCTTAGAGCTTTAGGTGATGGTACTAGGTACTTCTTATATCCTATGAATAAGACTGATTATAATATTGTTATTGATGCTGTTAAACAGCTTCGTGAAGCTATGAGTAAGATGTCTTATCAAAATGCTCAAATTAAACTAAATCAATTCGTTCATACTTGGGGTTTTAATCCTTTTAAAGAAGGTGCATTTATGGGCGAAACTAAGATTAAGTCTGATGAGGACTTTAAGATTGTTGAAATTCTCTTTGAAGTTGTTCAAGGTAAACTTCACAATAAACAAGCATTAACTGGTAGTTATCAATGTTTCTGTCATAAGAACTTTAAAACTATTGCTTATGCTCCTCATAAGACTATTCGTGATTCATGGAATTGTATGCTAATTGCATATAATAATCCTACACATTGTATTGTTTTATCTCATAATGTTGATGAAGATGGCAATCGTATATGGGGATGATAACGTTACTACTCTTTACAAGCGTGATGCACTGGGGCGTATCGTGTTTTGGAGGATTGAGACTGACGGAAGCCACGAGAGGGTGTCATACGGCTTGTTTGAGCGACTTTCAGCTGTCGGACAGGTAATTGTATCAGCTTCAACAAAGACTTCTTATAAGAGCCAAATCAAGCGTAAAATTGATCGAGGATACAAGACGGCAGAAATGTATGGTGTTACTAGTGATATGTATGAGAGTGCTAATCAACTTCATGATCTACTAGATAACGTTATTCCTAAATTTGCTACTGATGCAAACAATGTTGATAAACCTATGAAGTGTCAAAAGTGGAAAACTGGCATTTTTGATTATTCTAATGGTGCTTTTGCTGATCCTAAGATTAATGGGGTGCGTTGTACTATCAAGTATGAAGCTGTTGATAACGGTTTATTTGGTACTACTTATGAGGTTGTTATTCGTAGTAAAGAAGGTCTTCGTTATAACGTAAAACATATTGAAGATGCTTTTATGACTTACGTTTATTGTACTCCTAATTATAAAAATATTACTTTTGATGGTGAGCTTTATATTAAAGGTCAAAAGAATACTACTATTGGTGGTGCTGCACGTAATCCTAAGAATCCTCTTCATAAATATCTTCAATTTGTTAATTTTGATCTTAGTATTCCTGATGTTTCTAATAGAGATCGTTTTCATCTTAGAAGAAATATATTAAGAAAAGCCTTTAGTTTAGCTGTTAATAATGATGATGATTGTATTTTTATACAAGATATTCCTGAAGAACATGATGCTACTAAAAGTGCTAAAATAGTTTCATTATGTTCTATTAACATCAAAGGTGATTCTGATGTTGAAGCTTATAGAGATCGTTGTATTGCAGCCGGTTATGAGGGCTGTGTTGTTCGCTCTAAGATTGCAGAATATAAATTCGGTTCTCGTCCACAAACTATGATGAAAGCTAAACAGTGCGAAGAGACTGAATGTTTGTGTTTAGATATTCTCATTGATCGTATAACTAAAATTGTTGATGGTCATGAGGTAGTTTATAATTATGCTAAGTTCAAATGTAAAAATGATTTAAATGCTGAAACATTTGAAATTAAGCCTACAGCTGTTTATAATGGTAATACCGATAATACTATGACAAGTGATTATATTCTTAGTCATAAGAATGAATTTATCGGTAAAATGCTTGCCATTAAGTTTTATGAACGTACAGATAAGAACATTCCGTTTAATGCTAATGCTTACGGAGTTCGTGATTATGAATCTAACGATTAATTACATATAATGGAAGACACAAATCCTTTTAAAGAAGAAGAGGGAATTAAACAAGACATTCCTGTTGATAGTTCTCTTTCTAAAGTTGAAGAAGAATTATCTTCACTTGCTATTACAACTGAGAAGTATAAACCTATTGTAATAAATGGTGTTTCAATTCCGTCTATTGTTAGAACAGATGCTCCTGATAAACCATATATAGTTACAGAGTCTCGAACTGTTGCTGATTTATCTAAGGATGAAGTTGATTGGCTTAATACCAATATTAATTTCATTCTTGATGCTACAGGTGAGTTTATTCCTGTTACTAGTGGTAATCAATTTGTATTCTATCAAACTCTTTTGAAAATTCAGTATTATATTTATGCTCATAATATTCCAATTGAGTTCTTTGATGGTAACAATGAAAAAGCTCGCTATTATAAGATTTGGAATATCGGTTATTTAATCGACAATGAAAATTACGATAGTGCTTATGAACCTCAATTTCATATTTGTGTTGATAGTAACATGAGTGCTAAAGTTGAGTCTCGTGATCATGCTATTAAGATGTTTAACAGATATACTTACAATCTATTTAAGGAGGCTGTGAAACTTATAGATTATAAAGTTCCTAAAGGTAGTTCTTTAGCTATTGCTAAATGTTCTGCAAGACTTATATTTGATACTATTGAAGATTTTGAAGCTTGGATTAAAGATAGTGTTATCCCAGCTACAGAAGCTCCTACAAATAATCATATTCTTTCATTCTTCCCTAAACTTAATCCTTTGTATCTAAATTCTAAAGTTAGAACACTTGATACGTTTAGTTTCTATGCTAATCCTAAAGCATGGATTGCTCAGAATGAAGCTGGTAATACTTATAAAGCTAAGTTTAATATTTTGATGTTCCCTGAATTTATTGGAGCATTAACTATTACAACTTATCATTCAGCCGCTAAGACGATTGAAGTTAATATGGAACAACTTTCTAATCGTCTTAAAGCTATTGCAGAAAGTCATATTTATAAAAAGGCTTAGCTATGGATGCTGTTAGTAGTGTTACTAAAGAAATGTTTCGTAGATATTTTATAGCAGCACTTGTTAGCATTGGTATTCCACTTGATCAAGCTAATTTGTTTTGTTGTATGAATCAACGTAAACGTCTCATGGATTTTGGTATTTGTACCGTTATTTCTATGAAGCTTGATGAGTTTATGGAAGCTAGAGTTCCTAATTATAAAGGTTGTATGCCTAAAGATGATTGGGAAACTATTATAAATTATAACTTTTCAGAGGATTAAGATATGAAAGTTGTTATTACTAAACATTTTCCTTTTGGTAAGTTTGTTGCTATTAATATGTTTGCTAGACTTTATCTTAAAGATAAAGATAAATCTAGGCTTACATTAATGATTAGGTATCCTAATAGATATTTTAAACTTATTCAACATGAACGTTCTCATACTAAACAACAGAATGACCTCTTAGGTATATTCTTTTATGTATGGTACATTATTGAATGGTTTTTTAAACTTTTCACTGAAGGTAAGGCTTATCGTGAACTTTGTTTCGAGCGTGAAGCTAGAGCAAATGAGACTAATGTAGATTCTTATAATGTTATTGTACATTACAAAAATGATAAAGCTTATACTATTATGCAAGATAGTATTCCTATTTGTACTTATTATGACATTGATGATGTTATCAAAAATATTGATAATATTAACTATCTTGAGTTTAAACCTTTGAATATTAAAGGTAGTCTTATTAATCGTAAGTGGGGTAGTTGGTTGAAATACGTATTTAAAAGATAATATGAGTTGATTTCTTATTCAATTATAGCCTATGCTGTGAAGCACGCTGTTGAAGCCGCTGGTCTTAATTAACTAGCGGCTATTTTTGTTTAATTTAAAATTATTATTATGAATTTTGGAAAAGCTATTGAACGTGTTAAGACTCGTTCTTATATTGCAAGACGCGCTAATTGGGATGATAATGTATTTATATTTTCACAAGTTCCTGCTTATATAAATGAAGAAATTATTCCTAAAATGCAAAGTCTTCCGGAAGTTGTTAAGCATGAGATTACAGAAGCTGGTATTACTAGTCTTAGTTATAAGAATCAAATTTGTAAGTTTGATAATGGTGATATTACTTATTATACACCTACTGGTAATGAGATTTTTGCTGATGATTGGGAAACTAAGAGTGATGATACTCTAGCTGAATGGGAATATTTATGACACCTGAAAATGTAAATGCTGTTATAGATACTGTTAAAGGTACTGTATTACTCAGTGAAAGAATTGCTATGTTTAATAAAGCTTGTGCAATTGATCCTCATGATACAGTAGTTATTGAAGAGCTATCTGAACTTATTAAAGCTGTTTCTAAGATTAATAGATGTCATAATAATAAACATCTTAAAAGTCTTATGGAAGAAATTGCTGATGTTAGAATTGTTATTGAGCGTATCATGTGTAAATATAATATTAAAGAAGACGATATTGATAAGCTCGTAGTGTTTAAAATAAATCGCTTTATTGATCAATATGGCATCTAAAAATAAAAATGATCAAGTAAATCATCCTAAGCATTATACTTCTGATCCTAGTAGTATTGAATGTATTGATATCACTCGTCATAGAAATTTTAATATAGGTAATGCTATTAAATATCTATGGAGAGCTGGTCTTAAAGAAGACAAAGATCGTAAGCTTATTGATAAACAAGTTGAAGATCTAAATAAAGCTGTTTGGTATCTTGTAGATGAGATTCATCGTCTTGGCGGTAGATGTATTGTTAAGACTGATTCGATTAATACTTGTTTACCTATTGATAATGAAAGTATTATTGATGCAGCTTTAAATTATCATGAAAAGATTAATGGTCAAGATGTAAGTATTCTCGGTCTATCTAATGGTAATGATGGTATTAGATTTAATATTGCAGATCATCTTAAATCTATTCTATTAGATCTATATCATACTAAAGTTGAAAATGGTGGACAAACTAAACTTGATATGTAATGAAATTTGTTAGACCTGTTAGTGTTATTCATACAGCTCATAATCTTAAAGGTGGCTTACAATTAGCTGAATTTGCTGGTCGTCTTTGTTATAAATCTGAAGGTAAGATTGAACCCGGAAGTTACGTTAAGTTTCTTTTGATGCTTATTGATAAAGGTCATACTTCGATTCTTGAGCATTGTCCTATTTATGTTTGTGGTTATCATGATATAATGAGTATTGAAATGATAAACATTAGGCATTCTGCTTTTTCTCGTTTTGTTTTTGATATTAAAGATGCAAGACCTAATTCTAATTTCTATTATATCTACACTAATCTTCGTGTTGTATATAATGAAAGTCCTGAATTAGCTAAAGCTCTTATTCAGACTTCTACTATGGAAGGTGATGAGATTTGGAAAGCTCATGGTGTTGCTTGGTTTGTTCCAAAATTCGATCATCCTTTCGCTCGTATGAGTGCATATATAACTACTCTTAGAAGTATAGTTGATGAACTTGTACGTGAACGTATTCAATCTTGTGCCGTTGAATCAACTCGTTGGTGTGATTATTCTAATGATTCTAAATTTAATAGTGTTACATTTTGTTTACCTCATTGGGTTAATTCTAATGTTTTTGATAATGCTATTAATAATTTTATTAAATTTATTCAAGAAGTAGATGATTCTTTAAGTAAAATTAATAAACTTCAAGCTTATTATTCTAGAGCTTATGTTTTATATGAAGGTGCTTCAGATATTAATTATAAAAAAGTTTATCATTATATTAAAACTTGTATTATTAATGAACTTTCATATTATGAAGCTAAAGATGTTCTTAAATTACCTGCACAAGATGCTCGTGAATATTTACCTTTAGGTATTAAAAGTGAAATCTATTATACAGGATTTAATGAAGATTGGGATAATATAATTGATAAGCGTCTTTATGATAAGTATGGTAAAGCACATTCGAATATGCACATTACTATGCAACAATGTAAAGATCATCTTGATGTAATTAGAATTTCTCAAAAAGCTATTACTGATTCAGATCATGGCGGAGAAAGTGAAAGTGCAGGTGAATAGATTACCAGCATTTATACCTCTTGATATTTATATTAAATATTATGGTAAACCTACTACTGTATTTGAACAAAGTAATTTAGATTTACCTGTAAGTTATTATGATACTCTAACTGAAGGTATGAGTCTTATTCATAGACCTTTTGTTGCAGGTTGGGCTAGTGTTCCTACTAATACTTTATTAGTTAAGGATACAATGGTTCGTTTTAAAGAGATTGAAGATTATAGTCATTACCAAACTGAATTGAATTTCGATGAATCTGTTTGAAATACAAGCTAATATTGATAGGATATTAGAATATGCTGCCGAGAATGGTGGAGATATAGGAGAAAGTGGCGCTGAGGAACTTGCGATTAGTGAAGAGGAACTTAGTGAGAAACTTTATGCTTATGCTTTTGTTATAGATCGTTATAACACTGATATAGCATTACTTAAACAATACAAGCAAGCTCTTGATGATCGTGTTAAACGTACTGAGAAAAAGATTAAACGTCTTAAAGATGTTATGGCTGAATGTGCTTATAAGTACGGTGAACCGGTATTAAAGAAGAATGCTGAAACTGGTATTAAAGAGCCTACTGGTAGTATGTCTCTTAAATATCCGAATATTACTATTAGTGTTCGTAAAGGTCAAGAAGTTGTTACAGATACGGAAATGTTTAATAGCTTTCTTAATCAAATGTATCAATACTTTGAAAATCCATCTGTTGATACAGTACATGCGAACATTGATGCAATTAAAGGTTTTATTGATGTTAAACTTGATAAAAATTTAAATCTTGATAAAGCCAATAAGATTAAAGCTATTCTCGCTGAACATGGAATTGTTTTTGAAGAAGGTGATTTCAAATTCTATGTTAATAGTACTAATCTTAAAGAAACATTGAATCAATCTCCTGAAGGTCTTGATGCTTGGACGCTTCAAGAAAAGGATATTGTTACAATTAAGAAATAAACTTCTATTGAAACAAAGTATATTATGCCTTTTGTAAATTATCAAAGACGTCCTCTCGTATTTAATGAAATGGGTAAACCTATCAATGATTTGAGTATGGAGGATGCTATTAAAGAAGCAAATCTTGATTATAAAGTAGGTATTAAAGAGACTCGTGTTCGTCTTGAAGATCCTGCTAATCCGGGTAGCTTTCTGTTATATAAAGTTCCTAACAGTTTTGCTACTTATAGAGAAGATACAAATCATGTATTTGGTGCTGTTGGTTCTAAGTACGAAGTTGTACAGAACTCTGTAGCTCTTGATTTTATTAATCAAATATGTGATTACGATAAGAGTGTTTGTATTGAAACTGCTGGTTGCTATAAGAATGGCGCAAGTATGCTTGTAACTGCAAAATTCCCTGATGCTATCACTATTGATAATAAAGATCTTATTGATAAGTATCTCTTATTTACCAATAGTCATGATGGTTCTGGATTAATCACGTGTGCTGTTACAAATATTCGTGTTATTTGTAATAATATGCTTAATCAAGCTATTAAAAATGCAACACAACAGTTTTCTTTTAAACATACAAAGAATGTTCACAACGCTATTATGAGTGCTGTGAATAGTATTCGTGCTACGCATATCTATCATGAAGCTATGCAAGAATCTATGCAAGCTCTTAAAGCCATTAATATTAAATCTAATAATATGACTGGCTTTGTGTATAATCTGTTTCTTAATGATGAACAACAAGAGCACATGAAGCTTAGAACTAATATCTTTGCTGCTGATAAGGATATTATTTCTACTAAGACTCAAAATAAAGTCAAAGCTGTTCTTGATACTATCGAGAATGGTGTTGGTCAAGAGTTACATCGTGGTACTGTGCTTTGGCTTTATAATGGTGTGAATTGTTATCTGAATAATGTTGTTGATTATAAGTCTTCTGAAGATCGCTTTGAAGCTCTTACTAAAAAAGGTGCTTATAAGCTAAATCAAAAGGCTTATGATCTTGCCTTAACGGCACTAAGAGCTGCATAATGGAAGAAACTAAAACACATACGTGTTATATTGAAGTTGATGGAAATGTGATTACTCGTGATGCAAATGGAACTCTTATTCAAGAATTTACTGGTAATTGGTCTGTTTTGCATAAAGTGTATAGATTCGCTACTATGACCGCTGCTGAAAAGCAAAAGCATAAGCATCTATCTCCTAATCTTTATATTGGTAGTATTAAGTATGTTATGAGGCATCCGGGTACTAACAATAGTTTTGTTATTACTTCTACTCAAATTAAGAAGATTCTACCTTTCATTGTTAATGTGAATAAAGTTAGCTTTGGTGGACTGAGCGAATGTGGTGAAAGTGAGGGATATTATTAATATTTCTAAGCATAGTGCTGTTACAAGTGCTATGCTTAGTTCCGCTCCTGACCACACCATGTTCCCTACTGGGGTTTGGAAAGCTACTCTTAGCGTTTCTAATGCTAGTCGTATTAACGTTAGTACAAATCATCATAGCCGTATGGTTAAAACGACTTCAATAGAGGCTCATAGAGACACTTTCTTTTGTGATATGAACTAATTATCGTCTGCCAATAGATAATCAATATATGAAGCCCGCAGGTGGCAAAAATGGCATTGTGGAGCATTGCAGACCCCGGTAGAGGGATAGATGTGGAACGGGGCGGAGCGTTCGCAATGACACGAGCAGGAGTATGAGTAGTATAGATACAAGAAGAGAGAGGACTGACAGTATTATCTGAAAGCCCTCTCTCATTTTTTTTAAGTCCAACAGAAGTCCTTACTTATTTAGTTCAACTATCATCTGTAATATTGGGTTCTGTTGCATATAGTATGTATTATTCTTTGGTAAATAGAATATCTTGTTGTATTGATTGAGTAACGGAATAGTTTTCTTAAATGCAATCCAACGTTTATCTTCATCTTTATATGTACCTCTATCATAAAGCATTTCTTCATCATCTACAATCATTGGAGCAATAAGTGTCCAATAAATAAGATTAAGAATATTAGACATACTTGTTTCAAAAGGTATAGGTGCCTCCATAGTACGTTTATAGAATGAATAAAGACCCCAAGGTGAAGTTTCATAAAGTTCAGTTTGAACACCATAAATAGTATAACAAGCAAGAGCAAAGAATCGATTTTCATCAAGTTCATCGTCATCATCTTTTGCAGCATATAGACTAGCAGCTACAAGAGATAAACCAACAAGAGTTGTAAAATTAAACATGGCTCTTTTTATATTAGCCTTTTGAGCTTGAGGTAGAGTATTATATCTAAAGTTTATATCTTTGAACCAATATAATAAACCGCAGAACCCATTGAATATAGCTTTAGCTTTAGTAGCAAAATCAATATCTTCGTCATTTTCTATAGCTTTATCAATAGTTTCTCTATAAGCACTTTTGCCATTAGATAATAGAAAATTTATCATATCCATGTAAGCACCACTTCTATAAGATTCAAGACGTTCATCAAATACAATTTTACCTACGCGTTTACCCCAATATCTAATAAAGTTAGGACGAAGCCATTTACGGAATTGAAGAATAACCTCTCCCCACATCTTACCAGATAACATAGATTTATCAAAAGTATTATAAATACCATGAAGACTATGATTAACACCTTTAACTTTACCTAAGAATTTAGCAAAATCTTCAAGAGTTATATTACTTTCAGCTTTAATTGAAGCGATACCATCTTTAAGTTCAAAAGCATCATATATAACTTGATTCTTTTCAAACTCAACTCTAGCATTCTTAAGACCTTCTTTATAAGCCTTAGCGTAATTAGATTTCCATTTGTTAGTAAAGTTATTAGCACGATAAGCAATAAATCGAGAAAGATAATCTATAAATTCAACGTTATTGCCTTTAACAGATTCTTGTTTATCTTTATATGCTTTATACTTAGTATAAGTTTCATCATCAACCATATCTCTAAAGAGACGTTCTCTAAGTGAGAATACAAATTGATCATAATTCATAATAGTACCTGCAACAATGCGATGAGTTTGCATAGCTGACAAGAAAGTAGCGAATTGCAAATAATGCTCACCAATAGTATTAGGAGAAAACATCATATTATCCCATTTAGACATACCAAGAGAAACAATATTAGTCTTAGTATCTACTCCAGCTTCAATATGATCTTCAAAAATATTACCAGCTAACTTCATTAAAGCTGCATCAAGATTATTACAAGTATATTCACCAAGTGATGCCCATAATGATGGAAGAGCTTTAATATACATTTTATGAGCTTTAAGAAGTGTAGCTTTAGTAGTAAATTCACCACCAGTTGCTTCGCTTACAATATTGATATGACCTGTACCAATATTCTTTAAAGCAGCAGTTAAGTTCATCCACATAAGAGATTTACTATTAACTGTATGAAGTATATTAAGAAGTTGATCAGTTAATGTATTAATACGATTCTTACCTTCAAAAGCATCATAGAATTTCTTAAATCTATCAAAAGCTTCTGTTTCTTTACCTTTACGAGAAACAATTTCAGTTTTATGAGTACAAAGAGATAGAATCTTATTAATAACATTCTTACTCTTAACACCATATTCACGAGCTTGGAACTCAGGCATAGCAAGAATAGTTTGCAGAAGATTAAGTTCAGGCTCAAAGTCACGATTAACTTTAATACGTTTAAGCTGATTAATATAATTAAGAGTAACATTCATAGGGTCAAAGTTCATACGATTTCTAACATAACCTAATTGTTTATCAGATAACTCTTTATTATATTCGATAATATCTGCAATAGAAGTAATAGGTTTATAATAGCTTCTATGTTTAGCTATTTTATTAGCTTTTTCAATTAGAGCATCATAAGCTTCTTTATTTGTAATAGCGTAGAGATCATACTTAATACGACCTATAACTTCTGGACGATTAAGTGCAGTAGCTTTAAGATAGTATTGAGTCTCTCCACTAAGTGTATTTTTATAATCATCTTCTTGTAATTCGTGATAACCAACAAGTTGTTTAAGAGCATTCACATGATTAGCAGATATGAAAGTCGGGAAGAAACTAGCAGATCTAACAGTGTTAGGCATTGCAACATCATTAAGTTCTGCAAACATCTCTTGCATTTCAACTATCATATCAATATCAGAATGAGTAAGTTTACTAAACTTAGCGTCTCTATAATCAGCTTTTGCAGTTTGAACTTGAAGAAGAACTCGATTAGTAGTTTGACCTCTAACACTAAGTTCAATATTATTAGCTTCAGCAAATTTCTTACGAATCTTAGATTTATAGATACGTTCAATTAGCTTAGTATAATAGTATGCTTCTTCGGCACTAAGATTAGGAAAATACTTCTTAGGATTATTATATACATCTTCAAGATCAAGTTCAAGTCTACCTTTAATAATTTTAGCAGGCATTGAAACATTCATAGTAGAGTATATAGTTTTACCTACAGCATGAACTCTTTTCTTATGTTCTTTCTCAAGTTTAGCAAGAGCATCTTGAGTTTTTTTAACTGTAGCAAAATCGTCAGATTTTAATAGAGGTTCTAACTCAGATCTTCTCTTAATATAATCATCGTATTCACGAGCTTTACCAATTTGATAATCATAGTTGGCTTTAGTCATATCAAACGGTGTAACAAGTTGACAATTAGCTTCATTAATGAATCTAGCTCTAAAGTCATTAGAACGAGATTGAGAAAAAGTCATATCAGGTTTACCATTAGACTTTTCTTTATAGAATCTATCATACTTCTTAAATAATGCGAATGTACGCTTATTATTATTGAAAGCAAATTCAGTAGCATTAAGAGTATGGAACTCATATTGAGAAAGAACTGTATCAATGATTGGAATACCACTTTGAGCAGCAGAATCTAACCATTTAATAACAGTAGATAAATCAAGATTATCACCGAGCATACGACGAATATTCTCTTGAATATCTCTTTCATTTATAGTATAAACGCCAATTTCATCAGTATTAAAACCGTTTTCAGCAAGCTTATCTTGAATATACTTAAACTTAGTATTGAAAGCAGGATTATGACTTCTTTGATTGATTAAGAAACCAAAGTAAATCTTAGAAGCATCAACAACTTTACGTTTAAGAGGCATAATCTCAGCATATAAACCTTTAAGATTAAGAAGAGCTTCATTAAATTCTGCAATACTATCTTTAGTATTTTGAGAAGCATTTTCAAAACTAGCTTCGTCAATAGGATTTAGATCTTCAATATAAGCTTGAGACTTTATAAGACTACTGAGTTTATTCAGATCAGTAACCCATTGTTTACGATCAGCAACAGTACCTTTAGTCCAAAGCTTAAATATAGTATCAGTATCCATTGGCATTTGAATAACTTTAATCATATCTTTAACATTCTCTAGTATATTAGCATTATACTTGAATGTTTCAACATAATTAGGAAGACTATTCATATCTCTACCAAGTTTAGCAATTTCACTTTGAGCTTCAGCATCAAGCTTATCAAGATTAGTATTGAGTTCACCCATGAGATTCATTTCATCTCTAAGAAGTTTAGTATTACCGATAGCAGTCTTTTCAACTTCATAAAGAGTATTAATAAATTCAAGGTTTGACATACTAATTCCAGTATTATCATCAGCTATGAACTCTGTGTCTAAGACTTTAGAGAACTTAGGAGTTGAGCTATTAATAGTATGAACAGTGGTATTAAGATCTTTTTTAATACCAATGTAATCAACTATAATATCATTGATACCATCAGCTTGAATTGCACTAACATTAGCTGGATTTAGCCTTTGAATAAGCCTGTCTAAGCCCTTAAAAAGTTGTCCTTGTATTGTTAATCGTTTCAATTGAGAAAGCGTCTCTCCGTTGCCGATAAGTGCCAAATTTTGGATTTCTGAGGGCAGTATATCGGTATCGAAAGTATTATTGATAGCAGCCTGCAATGGGATAGTAGTAATAGCAGAAGTATCAATAAGACCTCTATATGTATCAGATTCATTACCAATATAAATTGTATAATCAGCGTTACTTGTAGCAGCGTCTATAGCTGATGTAAGACTGTTATGAGTTTCTACATTAGTAACAGATGAATTAAATCTACGATAGAACTTACTCAAAATAGTAGCAAGTTTCTCGTATATTTCTTGAGCTTCAATGTTATATTTATAGTAATCATTAGCTGTAGTAAGATATTCAGATTTAAACGTTTTATTAATAGGATAATAGAACGTACAATCATTAATATCAAAACGCTTATAAAGCATACCTTCAGGTAATTGAGCTCTGTAAGTCTTTTTAAGACCAGTAAGTTCTTTATCAATTACCTTTTCACGAGTCTTAAGATATACATCATCAGCATAACTAGAATTATTTACATATCTAGTAGGTTCAAAGATCATTTGACCAACGATGCTCCAAATATCATTATGTTTAATACCAATAGCATTTTTAATAACACTATTAAGAGCATCTTCTATATACTTACGAGTTTCAAGATCAACATCTTTATGCCATTCATTAGCTACTCCGCCTTTAAGATCAAATACAGCTCTAGAGAAATTACTCTTAGTAATCTTAGTAAAAGTAGGAGTTTGATCTTTAACTTTACTCTTCTTACCATTAGTATCATAAATATATTCAGGTTTCATATATTTAACGATACGAGTATTCTCTGAATTAGCACGAACAAAAGCTTCGATAAAAACATCAAGTTCTTCGTTAGTTCTAAGAAGAATATTATCTTCATTCGTTTGACTAGAATAAAGAGCTTCAGCATAGTTATAAAGAGCAGTATTTTCTGAACGGAAGTTACTACCACCATCAGTAATACCTTGTTCTCTCATAGCTAATCTAATATCTCTATCGCTAGTACCGTCAATAGATTCAAAATTAATAGAATCAAATTGATCTCCCCATGAAGTCTTATAAGCACTTACATAGTTACCATTTTTAGTTTTGAATTTACCATAAAGATCAATAGGAATATACTTAGAAAGATTACGACCAAAATCAAGTTTATTAACCCAGAATGCGTATTTAACTAAGTTCTCACCAAGAATACGACAATACTCATCAGGACTATTAATAAGCTGAAAGAATGTATCTCTAGTAAAATCAACATCATCACTTTCCTTAGTTGAAATAGAAATATATCCAGTTCTTACAATTGTACTCTCCATAGTATTAGGAGAAAGCAATGAAAGAATATGATTAGGATTAAGTCTAAGATTACCTTTAGTAACATATTGACCATTTACAGCAACATATCTACCATCAGTAAGTGTATTCTTAACCATAGCTAATTGAATACCAATAGGTAATTCTTTAAACATAGCTATTTTTTCATCATGAGTATAATTTCTACTTTCAAGTTCATTGTACCAATTTTTAAGATTGACATTAGTAAGAGATAAATCAACAGCACCTTTGAATTTAAATTCATTAGTTTGTTCGTCTTTAACAATATTAACACATCCTAATAACTTAGCACGTTCAGCAAGAAGTGTTTCCGGACTTTTACTGTTATCATTAAAGAAAGGCATTTGTCTAATTTTATCAATAATAGCATAATTAACCAGAGATTCTCTAAGTTCAGGATTATTAATCTGTTTAAGCTTAGCCATACAATAATTAATCTTATCTTTGAAAGCAGGATTCTCACTAATGAAGAGATCATGAAACATATTAACAGAGATCTCATTAGTAGAATACAATTGTTGTTGAAGAATAGGATAAGCACTATCTTCAATTTTCCAATTAGTATTAACAACTGACGGAAATATAGCTTCAATCATTGATTTATCACCAATTCTAAAAGGGGATTTAGGTTTATCAAGTTGAATTACCTTACCATCAGAATCCTTATTTTCAAGAAGATAATCATTAGCTTTAAGCAACCAATTATCAATGACTTTACCTTTATCAGTAATTGCATTTACACTATAGTATTTATAGAGTAATTCATTGCGCATATTCTCAGGAATACCTGCATCTTTAGCATTCTGAATAAGAGTATTAACATTATGCTCAAGCATTGCAATAGATTCAAAGAGCTTATTACTTTCAGAAGTCTTAGGACCAGCACCTTTCTTTTCAGTAATAAGACATCCTTGTGCACGTTTCATAGCATTTACAGCTTTATCAACGTACATATAGTAATCTAAAACTTCAAGTTGTCGATTAAGATAATTAGCATAAGCTTCAAAATCTTCAACTGTATGTTTATAGTTTTGACCTTCTTTAAATAGAGAATCAAGTTCAGTAATAGTTTTAGCTTTATTCTGAATCTTACTATCTACTTCGTATGCAGTAACACCAACTTCATTTGCAAGAGCTTCAATAAATCTAGCCATAGCATGAATTTGTTTCATGTTTATTGTATAACCATGTTCGTGAGCTTTCGCAATCGCCATATTACTAAGATTTTCTTGTGCAAGATATTTACTAAGTTTAGTAATAACATCTTTAAGACCTACATTATCTTGTGTAGTTTCAAAATAACTCTTAGCAAAAGCTTTAAGACTATTACCTTTATCAGCAAGAAGTTTACTCATAGTAGCAACAGCGTCAATCATATAATCACTGCGTACATTATGGAAACTAATATTAGTAAAGTTATTAGAGTTTTCAATAGACTTAATTGAAATATTCGTAACAAAATCAGTAATGATTTGCTGAGATTCAATAAGAGCAGAATAGATATATCTATTAGTACCTTCAACTTTAGCATTGCCAGCATTAAGATTAGCATTCCAACTTATAGGGAATGAAGCAAGTAAAGCGGTATTACCAATAGTATATGTATTCATATTAAACCAAAGATTATCTTTAACAGCATCAAGAATATGAGATGTTAATTCAGAACGCTGTGCAGATATAGGCTCACCATTTATATCAGTCCAAGTACCATAATCATTATTATAAAGAGAACGACACCAAACTGTAACGCTATTAGAAGCTACATCTACTTGAATACTATGCTCACCATTAGATAATCTTTCATCTTTAAAGGATTTAAGAATCTGTTTTTTAGCCCATTCAGCTTTATTAGGAATATCTTCATTATAACCTTTAATATCACTGAAATTAAGTCTAATAGGAATAGCAAATTCATCAGACAACATAGTCTGTGTAAGTCCCATTATAGATAGAGCATTATCCGCTGCAATGGATTGACCTTTAAGAACTGCAATATTATTATTAATATTACGAATCTTAATCTGATCAATAAGAAAATGCTGATTCATCATAGAGTTATCATAACCAGCAATTTTATTTATATAAGCAGCAGCAGCTTTACTATGATCAAACTCATTGGGTTTCTCTTTATTAAGAATATTCTTAATATCAGAGTGAATACCAATCCAAGTATCAATTATAGCATTATCCTTAGCAGCTCTAGGCATACGAAGATATTCATTAAGACTATTCCATTTTGGAGTAACAGTTTCTTTAATGAATTTCTCGTATTTAGCATCATAATCACTCTTAGCTTTTTTAAGTTTAGAGTAAATACTAGCTTTAGTATCATATAATGCTTTAAGTTCTGCATCAGATATAGCCGGATTCATATTTGCAGTATTATAAGCTTCAATCTCGGCAGACTTTAATTCCATAGCTTTAGCAAGCTCATTACGCTCGGATACGTTCTTTGAATAGAAGCGTTGTTGCTGTAGATTCTTATATTCTTGCTTTAAGCGTCTTATAACAGAATTATCAATACTAGCTTGTGCATTGATTTTAGCATTAATATCTGCAAGTTCATTAACTAATGGAATCTTTTCTTTCAGATATGCATTTTTAAGTGCATCTTTAGTTTTACTAAAGTAAACATCAGAAACGTATTCCAAAGATTGACGTTTATAAGTATCACTATCATTTTTAGTATATTCAACATATTGCCCATCAATAACGTCAAATTCTTTCATAGATAAGTAAATACTATCAATATCATAGTCCCAACCAGTACGAGTAACAAGATGTTCAGGAACTATAGCTTGACTAGCACCATTATTCAGAACTCCTACAACTTTAGCAACGAACATAGATTGATGACCCTCAGTAGGAATACGAATACCAAACATCGTTCTAAGATTCTCTGGAACACTATTCAAATCAAGATTACCATTAGCATCTAATTTAAATCGAGAATCCCAATTATTAAGTATAATCTCAGCAGGATGAAAGACTTTAGTACCATCAGCTTTAGTTTCCCAATATTCACTTTGAAGTTTAAAGTCAGCATTTTTCTTAATTATAGGCGTACCGTTAGCATCTCTTTTAATCGTACCATCTTCATTAAGTTCCGCCCGAGATTGCCAATAATCATCAGAGAACTTAATTTGACCTTCAAGATACATACGTCGAACATTAGCTTGAGTCCCTTTAACAATCCCTTTTTTGTCCAACGCAACAGCAGCGGGTTGTAAGAAAGTATCAGGTTGAATAGTAACGTGAGCACCTTTAAGCTTAAGATTAGTAACACGACGTGTAATACGAGATAATAGAACTGATTCAATACGACTCTTAATCGTAGGATGATAAAAAGGTATAAAAGGTTTACCATTAACAACAACAGTAGCTTTTATGAAATTTCTATCAATTTCAGTTTCATTAAAATATCTACGAAGATCTGCAAGAACTAAATCAAGATCAACACCGATAACATTTCTGAGACCACCGTCAACTTCAATTGAAGTATATTTAATATTACCGTCATTAGTAATAGCACCCCAATCAGCCAACAAACGATACATCTCATCATTTGCGTTAGCAGAAAGTAACATCTGATAATACTCAAAAGCTCCTGAACCATCATAAGAATAATCTCCAGTTTTACCTTTACGAATAGTACTACCTATAGTATAATCTCCATTAAATACAAGGTTATCAAGAATACGCTTTTGAAGCTGAGTACCAATCTTATTCTCTTCATCCATAAGATGTGAAGGAATTTGTTGTTGAATATAGAGGTCACTATGATTAAGAATGTGTTTAAAATCTTCAACACCTTTAGGATAACCTTTTAATTCAAGACGTTTGGTAGCTTCATTATACTGAATATTAAGAGTAGCTTTTGTACCATTAGTATAAGTGTATTTACCATTTGCATCTAAAATAGGGAAACCTTTAGAATCAACTGCAATATCTCTAGATATATCAAAGAGTTGAACTTTAGGCATACCACCAACTTTATGACCAGATTCAAAGTTAATAGAATCAATACCTTCTTGTTTCATCCAATCATAAAGAGTTTCATAACTAGTACCTTTGTACATACGTTTGAATATAACAAGGGTACTATTCTTATCTTGATGCGAAAACACAATATCAGTATTAAATCTATTATTAAGCGTAGACTTACCACGTTTATAGAAGTAATACTTTAACTGTTCAACAATACGTGCATAATCACTAGGACTGATAGGGGTATCCTCATCAGCAACAATATCAGCTAAAGTTCTACCAGAAGGTAAAGTAAAACTATCATAATCACCCATAGCTTTGAAACGTTTAATACACTCATCTTGTGTAATAACATTGAAAGCATCGGAAGTTGTAATAATCTTAGAACCAAAGCGTCTATTAAGTTCATCAGAAGTTGCTTTATCATTTGCAAATGGTTCAAGCATCTTCTGTAACATATTGTCTTTAAGATTAACATCAGATACAACAATCTGTGTATATGTAGTATTAGAACGAGTAGTAGAACCCGGTCTTACACCTTGAGATGCACGCTTAGCCCAATCAAGAGCATTCTTAAATTCAAAAGTATAACCAGTGAATATCTCTTGAATAGCTATATCAGCTACGTAATGATTACAAAGAAGATTAGAAACAACATAACCCCAATAACGATCATTTTTATAATCTTCAGGAAGCGTTTCATTAAGAGCTTTAAGTTGATTCTTATATGTAAGAGTCGATTGAATATTATCTCTAACAGGAGCTAGATAATCAAAAGCATCTTGAAGATGACTATTGATTCTATCAACAAACATTCGCATATAAGCATTATCAATAACATCGCCGTAAGCAGTATTGAAATCTTCACCACAAATCATGAATGGTTCGAATTTACCGAATGAACTTGCGGCATTAGGATGAAGCTCATTAAAAGCGTCTTCGATATAATCTATAATACTTCTTACAGTAGTATTACCGTTAGCATCAGTATATCTAAAATTAAGATTACCAAACTTAAAGATATTACCTGTAGGCTTACCATTTTTAAGAAGATCTTTACCATCCCAGAATATAGGAGCTTGAAGACCTTCAAATATATCTTTATCAAAAGCATGACTTTCATAAAAAGCTCTAAAGGCAGCTTCTGCATCACCATTATGATCACTAATCATTCTACTACGTTCATCTGAATCTAAAGAATTAAATTCTTGACGAACATCATCTTCTTGTCTAAGATATTCTTTCTTAATAGAAAGAGTTTGAGTATTAGCATCATAATCAAATAACAGGCGTCTAGCTTCAAGCATCATTTCCATTTCAGTACGGAAAGTATTTTTCACACGTTGAAATAGATAATTAGATTCAAGATCGTTAGTACGAGCTATTCGATAATTAACGAAAGTACCATCAGTATTTATAAGTTTAAACGGAAGACTTCTTTTAATAGCATTAGGTTCAGTGAGAGTATTTCCAGTTACAAACTCATATATACGAGAAGCATCAGCAGAAGGTAATGAATAACGACCTTGGAATTGACGAAGAATAACATCACGTGTCCAAATGTAATCGTGCATATCAACATAAGAAATTCCAATACCTTGATCACGATTAGATATACCATTAAATCGAGCATATTGAAAAGCTTTAACAGCTTCAACATTAACAGGATTTACAGCATCAAGAATACGATAACCATTTTCGTCAAGTATAGCATTACCATTTTCATCTTTTC